CCCCGGGTTCGCCGGCCGCGCCCGGCGTCCGGCGAACCCGGGGTGATCCTTCCCGACCTCCTCAAGCTCGAGCAGGCCCGGCCGCGCCTTGGCGATGTGCCGGATCGTGCGGGCCATCTCGCCCGACCACACCTCGACCCCGCCGTCGCACGCGAGGATCGTCAGCGCCTCGTGCCGCGTGAGCGGCCCCTTGTGGCGGTCGCTCATTAACGCACCGCCTTTCCGCAATCCACGAACACGACGTTCCGGCCGTCGAGCCGTTTCGACTTCGTGCATTCGGGAAGCTGTTCGCAGAGGTGTGTGCTGGGCAGGTTACCCCCGTTCGACGCCGCGCACCCCGCGCACGTCTCGTCGAGGCGCTTGACCTCTTCGGCGCGGTACTGCTGGCCCGCCACGACGGGCAGGGATTCAAACGTGCGGCGTGCCGCGTAGGACAGGGGCTTAGGCATGGGCCACCGCCTTCCTCTGCTCGGCGCGTTTGCGGCCGCGTGCCAGCGTCACGAGGATGATCGCCGCGTGGCGGCGGGAAGCGACGTTCTGGGAACCGTCTTTGAAGATGCCCATCTCGGGCCGGTCCGCGAACGCCGCAAGGCACTCGTCGCACAGCATGGTGTCGGTCGGCTTCTTCCCGCCGCACGGGCAGTTGGTGTCTTCGTAACTCACGCGGGCACCGCCTTTCTCATGGCGTGCCCGAGCATGGAAATTTTCGCCCGCTGCTTCACGACCTCAATCGCCTTGACCGCGTCCTCGTCGCCCAGCTTGTCGATCACGTCGAACAAGTCCATCGCGGCGACCGCAGCACGCTTGAGCGGCGTCTCGCCATTATTCGCCACCGCCTTCTCCAACTCGGCCTCGTAGTGGACGATTGCGCCAGTCAGATTCTCGACGTGCGCCCAATCCATCTGGAACGCCGCGCTCTTGAAGCCCTGCTCCTCGCGGGACTTCTTCGCGCCGAGCACCGCCACGCCTCGCTCGGCGTGCAGACGGTTGACGTGCGCCCGGAGCGACTCGACCGTGTCGGCCGGAACCGACAGAAGCGCGTCCATGCCGTCACCCGACCTTTTACCTGTTACCTCTGTCTTGCTACCTGTCTCGTTCATGCTCTTCTCCTCGTTGCCCCGGCCGCGACCATCGCGCCGGGAAATCGTCAAACCGCCTTGCGGGAATGCCACGCCAGCAGCACGCGGCGTGACTCGCGCTTGCCCGTCAATACCTGGTGCACGTGCAGGGGCGTCACGCCCAGCTCGGCGGCGAACGCCTGGATGCCTGGGAACATGGTCTTACGGCCCTTGGGGCGGCCCGCTCTCTTTTTGCTGTTGTGCGTCGTCTTCATTGGGTGTAACCTCTCTTCGCTTAATAACCCGTAATTTGTGGACATCTTAGTTAAGTTTCTTAACTGAGTCAACTAGGAATTTACCATGAGTAACCTTTTTGCCGAAAGATTCAGGCGGGCTCGTTTGGCTTCAGGACTAAAGGCCAAGGAGATAGCCGATATTATGGAGGTCTCGGCAGGTTACGTCTCGCAGATCGAGGCTGGCAAAAAGTCGAACGTCAGTAAAGATTGTTTACTGCGGGCGTCCAAAGGGCTGGGGGTTAGTGTTGAATATTTACTAAAGGGAGAAGGCACAGAACCAGCGTTTGAGCAGCGACGAAAGATCGGATATTTAGACAAATGTCCACGTTGTGAAGAGTTGGAAAGGCAGCTATATGTTGCCCAAGAAACGATAAACAATCTATCTAAAGCGCTGGCGCAGGGGCGAGCAGTTGCCGCGCCTGCCTCTGGTGCTTGCGGTGGCGGTCTCAATGCGGCACCATCAAAGCGTGAAAGGAGGGTGGGAACATGAAAGCCATTTGTGTGCTGCTGGTTGCGTGCTCCACTTTGGCCAATGATATACCTCTGCTCAACGGGAAAACTCTGCGCGGTGAAATCGTCGGAACGGTTCCGGCGAGCATTAAGCTCAAGACCGAGTCCGGGAACATTATCGATATCCCGCTCGCGCGTATTTCACCGGACGCGACAACTGGACTTCCTGACGCTGTGTCTGAACCTTATAAGCGAATCGCCAACCTTCAGGCGACTAATGAGAAGTTATATGAGATCAACGAACAGCTGATGGAGACTCTGCGTGGCATTCAAAATGCGATGCAAGAGGAAGTCAGTAAACGTTCGATTCCTCAAACAGAAAGACTCCCTGTTGCGCAAAAGCCCGTACAGCCAAGATTGAGCAACCTGGCTGTCAGAGAGGTTGAGCAGATGCTCGAATACACGAAGGTGTCGTGGAAGGCTGACCTAATCAACCCGACTGGTGAAACGCTGACCAAGATCATTAGGGTGCAGTTTCTAGACTCAAAGGGCTTTTCCATTTTCGAGGGTTCACTTGTTGACGATAAGATTTCTCCCGGATCGAAGTCTATACGTCAGACAGAACTCATACCAACCGTTGTTTGGAAACAGGTTAAAAAGTACGAAACGAAAATCGATTAACAAACAATAAGGGGCTAAGTCCATGAAGAGAACCATCGTCGCTACCGTCGCCGCGCTGATCGCGGCGGCCGCGTTCGCCGCCGCCGTGCAGTGCAAGGGCACGACCAAGAAGGGCGCGAGATGCAAGAACCAGACCACCAACGCCTCGGGCTACTGCTACCAGCACGAGAGCCAAGCGCCGTCTAAATGACAAACAGAAAAGCCCCGTCCGGAGACGGGGCCAGTTGAAAGGGAAAGACCATGGCAGAGAACACAATCAAGATGATCGCCTGCCCCGAGGCGGCGGCCGTCGAGCTGATGAAGTCCATCGCGCAGGCCGAGCAGTCGACCGACAAACTGAAGGAAATGATGTCCGAACCCCGCGCCTACTACCTCAAGCTTTACGGCGAGTGCCTCACGGCCGTTCGCCGTCAGTTCTAACCTGCCTGCGGTAGCGGGCGCGCAACTCGTCCGCCTCTTCGGCAGACAGGACCACGCGCCCATTCAACCCGTCAAGCACGATTTCGTTTCCCCGCGTCACGCACACGACGCGGTCAAGGTCTAAGAGTGTCTGTCCGACTAATGTGAGCATGGCGGAACTCCTTTATGAATAGAGAAGAACTGCGGGAAGTGTTCGAGTACGCGGCAAAGAGGGATGAGAAGATAGAGGAACTGCAAAGGCTGCTTCTTGGCCTTGCAGTAACGGGTCTGTCAATAGCCGTTCCACTGCTGGCGGCAGCGGGAACGTCAGGATGTCGGGCAGCCTGGTTAAAGGCAGCTCTGCTATCAGTAAGCCTTGGCGCTCTGTCCAGCGGAGTCCGGTTATATTTCGGAGTGCGGGCCGCGAAACGCAACGTAAAAGAGCTTGTGAGTCAGCACGCTGACGGGCGTTACGGAGACCCGATAAGCGTCCGCCCAAGATGGCACGAGCGAATCTCAGAGGGTGTTTCATACGCCTGCTACGTTTCCGCGCTCGCGCTGTTCGCCATGTCTGTCCTGTCTGCATAATGAGGTCCTTCTGAATAAAGGGGCGGCCCCGCAAGGGACCGCCCCTTCTGTTTTTCATCCGGGCGGTTTGGACTGTCCCGTTACTTCGCGGCGAACTTGCCCTTGCGCTCCAGCCACATGTTGGTCAGCCGCTCCGCCGTGTCCGCGATTTCACCGGCGGGCATGTTGCGCGTTGCGGCCGACAGCATGAAGCTGCCGAACATGTCCTGGGCGGTCGGGGCGCTGGACCGCAGTTCCGCCGCGCAGGCCTCGAGCTTGATCGGCTTCTCCTTCGGCGCGTTCTCCTTTGGAGCCTGATCGCCTGCCGCGCCCGCGTTCTCGCCGCCCGCTCCGGGCTGCTGCTCGCCCGCGTTTCCACCCGTCGTTTGCTTTGCCATTTCGGCACCTCTTTCTTTGTTTGTTTTTGCGCCCTCGCAGGGGCTTTGCTTTCGCTACGCGAAAGTGTCCTTTTACAGGCTCCCATCATGGCGTCTCGCTTAAGAAAGACAATCACCGACTTTATTGAAATCCCTTATAAATCGGGGTTTTGCCCGACTTCGCGCCGCTCTCGCGACTTCGCGCCCGATGCCCGGACCCCCATTGTTTTTCACAGTGCAAACGGCATAATCCACGCATCTGAACCGATGCGTCATGCGAGTCCCGAGGCGGCACCTGTCACCGCCTCGGCGCGGGAGGGTTAAAGCCGGACCCCGTGTCCAAGAAGCCGACGGCCGAAAGGCATAAGGCATCCGGTATCTAACGGAGCGCGAAAATGCAAGAAGGGCTGAACGTCAATCTCGTCTTGAGCAGTGCGAACCTGATCGGCCTGATCGGCATCTTCGTCAAGCTCTACATGTCCAAACAGCCGAAGAAGCTCGAGCAGCCTATCGAGATCAAGCGGGCCGACGAGGTCACCGATAAGCTGTGCGACGAGCGCCACAAGGACATCAAGGACCAACTCGACAATCTCTTCGTGGAGCGCAATGAAAACAAGGCCATCGTCGCGGGCCTGAAGGCGACGGTCGACGCGCAGGGCAGGCAGCTGTCGTCGATGGACCAGAAGCTCGACATCCTTTTGAAACGGAAATAGGAGACCCCCATGACAGACACAGACATCCTCGTGATGCGCAAGATGCTCAACATTCTGATCGGGATCGGCCCCGACGGGCTTGAGGAGAACGACCTCAAGGAGCAGGCCGAGATCGCTGCGGGCCGTCCGCTGACCACGGCCGAGCAGGACCTCGCGGTGAAGCTCATGAAGGACCGCAAGTGGATCGCCAGCTACCGGCAGCCCGTCACGGAGCGGGTCCGCTGGTATGTGACCGAACAGGGCAAGATGTCCTACGCCGCGCTTTAACAGGGAGGCCGCGCCCCGCAGCCTCGCCGTAGTGGCGGCACGCGCCATTGAAACAATGAAGACCAAGACCGCACAGAAAAGCCCCCGGTGCGACGCGTGGTACTCGGAGATCGAGGAACCCATGCGCTGGAAGATTTACGACAAGGCCCGGCGCGGGTCGTGGTACGTCGTGTCCGAATGGGCCAAGAAGGAGTTCGGGCTCAAGCGGGCTCCGGGCCGTCAGGCGGTCTACAACTTCAAGGCTTTCATGCGCGAGCAAGAAAGCGCCCACCGCGTCGAGGAGTCGATCACGGCCAAGCGCGAGGTCGGAACGATGGCGCAGGCCGCCGGGATCAACAGCCAGGAGCTGATCAGCGCCTATATCACGATGGGCGCTGACCTCGCCATGCGCACCGGCTGCGCCGACGACGCCAAGAAGTTCACCGGAATGGCGATGGACCTGTCTGCGGCACAGGCGAAGATGTTCGAGCTCGAGCTCAAGAAGAAGGCCCAGGAGACGAAGGACGCGCAGCTCCGGCTCGCCCGCGAGAAGTTCGAGTACGACGCCGCGAAGAAAGCGATGGAGAAGGCGGCGCTCATCAAGGGCATACAGGCGGACACGACGCTCGACGACGACGCCAAAATCCTCAAAGTGCGCGAGGCGCTGTTCGGGGAGGTTCCGGCATGAGCACCCAGCTCCTCAACCAAAGCCTGATCCGGTTCCGCGAATATCAGCGCGAGGTCTTCCTCGACCGCGTCACCGGCGTCGTGGTGCTGCACTGGTCCCGCCAGATCGGCAAGAGCTTCACGCTCGCGTCGTGGGCCGTCGACCGTCTGCTTACGCGGCCGGGCCGTCTGGTGACGGTGCTGTCTAACAGCCGCGACAACGGCGCGGAGTTCGTGCTCAAATGCCAAGAGGTCTGCAACATGCTCGGCGTCGCGATGACGAGCGCGGACCTGTCCAGCGGCATCGAGTACGACAACATGCGATTCGAGGTGACGATCACCGTCAAGGGCCGGAAGGGCCGCATCAAGGTGCTGGCCGCCAACCCTCGCACCGCGCGAGGTTTCTCCGGCGACCTGATCCTTGACGAGTTCGCGTTCCACGAGGACAGCATGGCGATATGGGAGGCCGCCGAGCCGATCCTGTCCAGCAACCCCGACTTCCTGTGCCGCATCGCTTCCACCGGCAACGGCACGCGGAACATGTTCTACCGCATGGCCACCGAGGGCAAGTTCAAGGTGTCCCGCGTGCGCCGGACGGATGCCTACAAGATGGGCGTCAAGATTTACGACGCCAACACCCGCCAGCCGATCACGCCGGATCAGGCCCGCGAGCAGGCGATGGACAAGGCCGCGTACGATCAGAACTACGAATGCACGTTCGCCAGCGAAACCGGGTCGCTGCTCACGCACGAGCTGATCAACGGCGCTGCGGACGGGGCCACGGGAATCATCTGCGAGCAGACGTGGAGCGAGTCCGCGATGACGCTGCTGGTGAATGCCAAGCATCCGCTCTATGCGGGATGCGACGTGGCCCGCCGCCACGACTTTTCATTTGTCCCGGTCGGAGAGTTCGACGGAGCCTATTGCCACGTGCTGGCCGCGCTGCGCATGCGCGATCTTCGGCTTCCCGATCAGAAGCGCAGGCTTGAGCCGGTGCTATCCCTTCCCAACTTCAAGCGCATAGCCATCGACATGACCGGCCTCGGCCTCGGTCTGTTCGAGTTCACAGAGGAGAAGTTTCCGTCCAAGGTCATCGGCGTCGACTTTTCAACCAGCGTTGCCGTGACGAAGCGCATCCAGCTCGAGGGCCGCAAGTCACCGACCGTCAAGGTCACCGAGGCGATGGCCGTCGACCTGCTCGGATACTACGAGGACCGGCGCATCAAGCACCCGTGCGACGCGATCTACCGCGACGACCTGCGCAAGCCGGAGCGCGTGACCACTCCGGGCGGGCGTGTCAGCATCGCCGCGACACGAGACGAGGCCGGACACGCCGACCACTTCTGGGGCAACGCGCTCATGATCAAGGCCTACAGCTCAGGCCCCAAGGGACCTGCCTTTAAACCGCGCCTGTTCGATCAGGCCGCAACCGAAACGGCGGTGATGTGATGTTCGGACTCGTAAAAAACAAGGCGGCTGTTTCCGCACCGGCCGAGCGCCGCAGGTTCAGCTTCGCGAACCCCTTGACGTGGTTCCAGGCCACAGGCGGGAAGAAGGCCGCAGGCCTGTATGAGAAAAGCGACTACGGCGTGTGGGCCGAGACCATCAACCCTTTGCGCGGCCTCACCTCCTCCAAGGCCCAGGACATCTTCGACCGCGCCAGGCGCGGCATCTACGCCGAGCTGGCGTACATCTACCAGGAGATCGAGGCGGCCGACCCCACGCTGTTCATCTGCACCGAGCGGCGCGAGGCCTGCACCGGCGCGGCCGACTGGAGGGCCGTGACGTGCAACCCGGACCGCACGCAGGGGTGGGACGACGCGCTGGCCGAAGAGCAGCAGTCGTATTTGTCTTACGCCTACGGCCGGGCGGGCGACGAGATCAGCGCCCTGGCCGAGCACCTGGAGCGCGGCTTCTTCCGTGGTTTCGCGCACGCCCGTCCGGTCTACGAGGGCGACGGCGTGGTCGGCTTCGAGACGCTGGACCAGTGGAACTTCGCCCGCGACCCGTCGACCGGCGAATGGTGGTGGAACCCCGACGCGTCCTATGTCCCGAATGCGGGCTTCGCCCCGATCCCCCCGGATGAGCTGATCACCGTGCAGCGTTCCCGGCATATCGACTATGCCGCGCTCGCCATCGCGATCCGCGTCATGCTGGGCGAGAAGAAGTACGGCATCTGGATCGAGCGCTACGGCATCCCTCCTGTTACCGTCATCATGCCGGAGTTCGCCGACAAGTCGGAAGAGTCCGCCTATATGGAGGCCGCCCAGAAGCTCGCCCGCGCCGGGTCCGGCGCTCTGCCCTTCGGCTCCCAGGTCAACTACGCGACCGAGGCTCGGGGCGCGAACCCCTTCACCGACTTCCTGCGCCACCAGCAGGAGCTGACCGTGATGATGGCGACCGGCGGCATCCTGACCACGCTGGCCGCGCCCGACTCCGGGTCGCTCGCGGGTGGCGCTCATGAGAACACCTGGCGTGCGGTCGTGGCCCGCGACATCCGCGTCACCGGCCGAGCCCTGAACCGCTCCGTCACGCGCAAGCTGCTGGCCGACAAGTTCCCCGGCCGCCCTATGCTCGCCATGTTCGAGTTCTCGACTGAGCCCAAGCCCACCGCCACGGCCGTCTTTGAGGACGCGGGCAAGGCCAAGCTCGCCGGGTACCTGGTCGACCAGGACGACCTCGAGGAGCGCACGGGCTACACGCTCAGGCCCGACGCGTCCGTTCTGCCTGCCGTCGCGGCGGCCCAGCCGTCCGCGCCCGTCGCGGCAGCTCCCGAGACCAAGCCCGCCGAGGCCGCAGCCGAAGCGACCAATGTCGCCGCCACCGCGATGAACGGTGCCCAGGTCACGGCGCTCCTGGACATCATCACCAAGGTCAGCCTGGGCGAGATTGACCGCTCCGTCGCCCCGGCGGTCATCAAGGCGGCCTTCCCTCTCCTGGCAGAGGCCGAGATTGCCAGCATGATCCCCCCCGTAAAGGCGGAAAAACCGCAGGCGTCAGCCGAAATCCCCGCCGCTCCCGTGGCCAACAAGGCGGACGGCGTTGCAAAGGCGTTGCAAAACGCGCCTGTTGCGTCGGACGCCCTGCCTCCGGGCGAAGAGACGCAGAAACAGCCCCCCCCCGAAAACGCGAAAAAAACGGCCTCCACCGCGAAGGCGTCCGATCCGGTAGAGGCGGCGCTCAAAGCTATCGAAGGCGGGGCCACAACCGAAGAGGCTCTAGACGCCTTCGACGCCGCCGCCAAGACGGCGCTTCTTCCACAAATGGTCGCTCAGCAGGCCGAGCGGATCGCGGCTGAAATGGACGAGGCTGCGGCCGCAGGAAAGGACGGCAAGTAAGATGCCCCAGAACCCGATAGAACTGAAAGACGGCGAGCTGACCCTCTGGTGCGAGCTGTGCCCGCCCGGCGTCCACCCCGGCATGCGCGACGGTCACGTCGTCACACAGGTCTGCGACCGGGTCGCGTTTGAGCAGGTTATCGCCGCGTTCAAACCCGAGGTTCTGGTCGACTTCGAGCACCGCGCCGAAAACAGCGACGACACCACGGCCGCCGGCTGGGTGCAGGAACTGCGCTTTTGGCCTCGCGGGGTGCGCGGGCTCGAGGGTCTGGTGCGCTTCACCGATGTAGGGGCCGAGGCCGTGCGCGGCCGCCGCCTGCGCTTCCTCTCTCCGGTGTGGCACCTGGATACGGCCGGTCGGCCCATGGCCCTGAAATCCGTCGCCCTCACCAATACCCCCAACTTCGACTTGCGCCCGGTGCTGAACAAAGCTGCGGGCGGTGAACCACAGAAAGGAAAACAGAGAATGAACAAGCTCGCCGCCCTGTATGGTCTGCCCGAAACGGCGACCGAGGACGACATCCTTGCCGCCGCAAAGGCCGACAAGGATGAGCTGACCGCGTTGAAGACGCGCGTCGCTGAGATGGACAAGGCCACGCTCACGAAAGAGGGCGAGGCGCTTGCCGAACAGAACAAGGCCAAGGTCTGCAACAAGGCCGCGTTCGTGGAACTCTACGTGCAGAACAAGGCCACGGCCCTGAAGTTCCTGGAGGCCTGCGGCGGCAGCACCGAGGCCGCGCCGGTCTGCAACAAGAAGGACGCGAAGAATCCTTCCCAGGTGTTCGGCGGCGGCAGCGCCGTGCAGAACAAGCTCCAGCAGTATAACGCCATGCCTGCCGGTGCCGAAAAGTCCAAGTTCCTGCGCGACCACGCGACGGAAATCAACGACCTCCGCAACGCCCAGGCGTCGGCGGAATAACGTAAGGGCGGTCCTGAGTGTCCGCCCGAATGAAAGGAAAAGCACACCATGCCCACGAACATCGATACGGCGGTCGAGATCTACTCCAACAAGTTCATCCTCGGCCTGACCCGCGCCCTGGCTCCGCTCCGGGCGTTCTCCCTCGACCTCTCGGATGACATCATCCAGGAGGGCGAAAGCGTCAACGTCCCGCTCGTCACGGCTGACACGGTCGGGGACTGGGACGAGGTGAACAACAACTACGGCCGCACCGCCGCATCGTCGAAAGGCAAGTCGGTCAAGATCGACAAGCGGAAAATCTGCGGCTTCGCCGTCACACAGTCCATGATGGCCAACTTCCGCCCCAACCAGTGGGAAGGCAAGGCGGAGTTGAACCAGAAGGAGATGGCCGACACCGTGCTGGCCGACGTGACTTCGCTCGTCACGCCCGCCAACTACGGCGACGCGGCGAACAAGAAAGTCGCGGTTGTGCTTGCCGAGTTCAAGCGTTACGCCGTGGCCAATCTCCGCGCTCAGATCGTCAAGGCCAAGCTGACGCCCGCCAAGTGCGTGCTCGCTCTGAACCCGGACTTCTTCAGCGCTTTGCTCGGCGACCTGGACGCCAACGTCTACGGCGGCACCGAGGCGGTCCGCTCCGGGGCGATCCCCGGCCTGCTCGGGTTCCGCAGCATCATCGAGGTGCCGCAGTACAACGGCCCCGGCTTCTGCTGCCATCCGGACGCCATCGCGGTCGGAAGCCGCAAGGTGCCCGTGGCTGACACGACGCCGTATAAGGAGTTCGGCAGCATGGTCGAGCCCGAGACGGGCCTCACCATGAACCGGGTCGTGTTCACCGCCGGGGTTATCGGCAAGACCAGCTTCAGCACCGAGTGCTGGTACGGCTACGACGTTGGAAACGGCGACGCGCTGATCCGCCTGGTCGGATAAACCCCTGTCCGGGGCGGCCCACCGCCCCGGCTGTCTCACTCTCATAGAAAGGATACGAACAATGCGCAAAGTCGCACTCATGGCAATGGCGGCCGTCGCCATCGTCGGCGTGGCCCTGGCGGCCTCGTCTTACTCCGTGATCGCCCTGCCCTCTCCGGGCGAGTGGTCGCCCACCGGCATCGGCGTCGGCAAGGTCGCGTATGTGCAAGTCGAGGGGGCATACCCCACGAACAGCACGTTCGTGCTCTCGCGGATCAGCGCCGACAGCTCGGTCACGAACACGCTGCTCACGCGCACCGACGTGAACGGCGTGGTCGACGCGCCCATCGGCACGGGCACGAACATCTGGATCATGGCGGGCGACCGCCTGCTGAGGTCCGGCACGATCACCAATACCTGCCGCTGCCGCATCATCCTTGACGGCGGTAATTGACCCCGCGCCGGGCGGCGTGCAAATCCGCGCCGCCCGGCGAACTCCCTGGAGTATGACCATGTGGAACCCGCTCACAGCCGAAACCCTTCTCAGCCGCCTCACCGGCATCGAGCAGACCAAGCTCAACACGGTCGCGCTCAAAGCGGGCCAGTCGGACGCGCTCGAAGAGATAGCCGCCCAGGTCGCCAAAGAGTGGCGCGGCGGGCTGCGCCGGTACACGGTGCTCGACAGCCGCCCCGGCTACGTGCCAGACGAGCTGCTGATCCACATCCTGGCCGATTTCCGATATCGCGCCTACACCCGCCTGCCCGGCATGTCCGACCTGCTCGACGACCTGCGCGTCAAAGAGTGGGACCGCGCCAACACGGTGCGCGACAACCTGGTCAAGGTGACGGTGGAAGCGCCCGACGCCGAGCATGCCGAGACCGCAGAGAAATCCGGCAAGCCCGGCCCTTCGATTGCCTACCCTGACGGAGAGAGCATCCTGTCATGAGCAACGCCGCCGCCATAGAAGAGTTCGCCGCGAAGACGGAAGTGCCCTCCTGGGCACGCACCGCGGATTGGCAGGAACTGCCCGCCGCGATCCGCCGCCGCTCCTTCTTCTCGGCCGCGCTCGAGGACGCACGCGCTTTGAGCGCCGAGCGCAAGTCCGTTGCTGACCTGTTGCAGACCGTCAGCAAGGACGGGAAAATCTATCGGCGCGACACCGCCATCACCGAGCTTCAGGCGATGATGCAGCGGCGCGGCCTGGACACCGGCGACGGCAACACGCTGACCAATCCGGCGGCCGAGTCGCGCATCAAGCTGGTGATCGACACCAACCGCGCCCAGGCGCAGGGCTACGCCCGATTCAAGCGCAGCTCGACCGGCGGCGCTCTGCTCGCCTTCCCCGCCCAGGAGCTGGTCCGCGTCCGCAACTCGAAGGTGCAGCGCCAGTGGACTGAGATTTGGAAAGAGCACGGCGGAACGTTGACCAACGGCCGCATGATCGCGCTCAAGACAGACCCCATCTGGATAGCGATCAGCAGGTTCGGGACGCCCTACCCGCCGTTCGATTTCAATTCCGGCATGGGCGTTATGAATGTTTCCAGGCGAGAGGCCATTGCCCTGGGCATCATGTCGGCAGACTGGCAGCCGGAAGCAGACCCCGTGAAAGACTTCAATGCGGAAGTCGAAGCGGACGTTTCCACGGTTCACCCCGACCTTCTGTCAACCGTCTCCACGCTCTTCGGAGACGCGGTCACGGTCGTCGACGGAATCATGAGGTTCGTGCAATGAGCGCCCAGACCACAATCAAGGTGTCGGTCCCGCCGCACATCCTGCGCGATGTCGCAGCCTATCAGCTTTGCAGGCGCACCGTGACCGAGGGCGCGGCCATGGGAATGGAGACAGCCCTGCTTCGTCACTTTCTCGCACTCCAGCAGAAGCCCCGCGCCGACAAGCTTCAGCCCGTGAACTTCTGGATTGGTACTGACGGAAATTCCATCGCGGAACATATTGAGGGAAGCGGCAAACTTGGGAATGAGGAAAACCCTGCCCATATCATACATGATGACGGACACGCATCCGTCACCATTGATGATCCTCGGTTGCGCCACAAGCTCGAGGGCGGAGTCATCAAGGCGTCCGACTACGGCCACCCGTATCTGACGATCCCGAACACCGACGCGGCCGCACGGGCCGCCCAGGGCGCACGCTCGTTCGTGACGCACATCGAGTGGGTTCCGCATCCGGACGGCGGTGTGCGCCCCGCGCTCGTGTCCGGGAAAAAACCGAGCAATGAAAACTTCGCAGGCTTCGAGATGACCGAGTTCGGAACGACCGGACGCCGTAAGACAAAAGACGGGTCGGACGAATCGACCGTCCTCTACTGGCTGGTCCGCCAGGTGAGCCACAAGCCTATGCCGTCCGCGCTCCCTTCCGACTCAGTCTTGAATGAAGCGGCCCGCGACGCCGCGCTTGACGCGCTCGACGCGCTGATCAGCAGCAGAGGTGCAGCATGAGCGAGACAAACCAACCTATCAACAGCGGCGCTTTCCCCGACGTTCAGACCGCCGTCCGCGACCGCCTGGCCAGCTTTTCAGAGTTCGGCGGCATCGCCATGATTTTGCAATACGAGGGCTCGATTGACACGAAGATCGACAACGCCCTCGCGACCATGACGGAAGGCTGCCGCGCCGGTGTGGCCCTGCTGATCGCGACTCCTGCGGCCGAAGAGACCGGCCCCAATCTTCCGTCCGTCCGCCTTGACCCGTTCATGGTCACCGTGACCGTGGTCGAGGACGTGAACATGAACGCGCCTCCGGACGGCAGCGGCCGCCGCGCCCTTGAGTGGGCCGTACTGGCGTTGCGTGCGCTCAAGGGCTGGAAGCCGCCCGAATGCGGAACCCCGCTGAAGGGCGTCGGCAACGCCCTTTCGCTCGGCCCGTCGAAGGGCAGCAGAGTCGTCTGGAATCTCACGTTGAAAACCCGCGTCGACCTGGAGCCGCTCAGGCTTCCGGGCGAATACGGATACACCGATACGGTGCCGGAACCGGCCCGCGTTTAACTAAGGACAAAACATCATGACCTCACGCGTTATCTCTGAAGGCCCGGCCGTCGTATCTTACAACGGCTTCAACTACTACACGACTGACACCATCACGCTGACGCCCGACATCAAGCTCCGCGAGATGATCAGTTCGTACTACGGTCCGGTTGACTCCCGCGTCACCGACAAAATGTTCAACCTCACGTTCACGCCCTTCGGCATGATGAACAACAACGCCGCGAAGTACTTCCCGTTCGCGTTGTCCGACCTCGGCAAGCTCATCATGCCTGGAGTAGACCTGCCCGTCGTGATTTGGACATCGGACGGCACGAAGATTTCGATTCCTGCCGGTGTCATCAACAAGTGTCCCCAGCTTCTCCTGGGGACGGACATCGGCCCGATGGGCCAGATGGGAATCGCGTGCCTGGGCGACATCACAAAGGTCGATGCGGCCGCCGACGCCCACTACACCATTTCCTCGGCCGCCATCTCGGCGCATTCGCTCGATCCGGACAAAGCCCCGACTCCCGCTTACAAGGCGGTCGTCACCCTGGCGGGCACGCCCGACGTTGTGACCGAGATCGATTCGGAGAAGGGCTTCACGTTCGATTGCGGCGCGTCGCTAACGCCTCGCTCGGTGAACCGCTACGGTACGGTCAACTTCAAGCTGTCCGCGCTGAAGCCGACGATCAGCTTCTCTCCCTTCGGCATTACCGAGTCGGCCGCCCTGGCGCTCTTCAACATTCAGGGCGCTGGCGCGGCGCAGCTCGGCGCAAGCAACAAGCTCGGCAAGAGCCTGGTTGTGAAGCCCGTGAATGACACCGACAAGGGCATCACGATCACGTTTTCTGATTTCAAGGTTCAGAGCGGCTCCATGCTCTTCGGCGAGAGTGACCCGCGCCATGGCCAGTATGTGTTCGTCCCGGCGGTCAAAGTCACGGCTGGCGTGCCCGGCGCTCTGTACACCATCGCGTTCCCCACCTGGGCTTAAATCGTCACGGGGCTCTGCCAGTTACCGGGCATCCCCACTACTGTCATGAAAGTCACAATCGGCACATACGTGGTCGCGGCGGGAACGGCGGGAGGCCAGCCCGCCAAGATCGTCAGCGGCGTGGGCACCAAGGGCGTGCAGACGCCCCAGGCCGTCCGCGCCGCGAAGGGCAAGGTCTACGGCCGAGGCAACCGCGCCTATGTCGACGTGGTCGAGGCGGATTACAGCTATGCCACGTTCGCCCTGGCGCAAGCGGCGTTCCTGGCATTGCGCCGTGACGCCCTCGCGGCGACCGGCACGCTGGTCTACGGAGACGGTGCCGACTCCACGACCATCGGCCCGGCCGAATGCCGCTCGGCCGAGGTCGTCGAGTGGACCGGCTCAGGACTGACCATGAGATATGAAATCGTTTGCGTGGAGGCTTGATATGAGAAACCGCTTTCTTGTCTGCTGTCTTTCTTTCCTTGCCGGGTGCGAGTTCCAGCCGGTGTACGGACAGGTCGCGCAACTCGGGTGGGACGTTCAGCAGGACCGCCCGGTTCCGCACGAGGTGCTCGTCTGGCAGGGCGAGACGGTCGACCTGCTGCCCCGGCTTGTTCAGGGCATCCGGCCGGTCGCGATCACGAACGCGCCCGTCGAGTTCCGTTACCGAGAGGCGTCGCTGCCGACCAACACCTACCGCTATGTCGCGGCCTCGGCCAATACGAACAACGGCGTGATCGCCGTGCACTGGATTCCTGATTATGACGCGGGCGCTCCGTGGTACGACTATCAGGTCATCGTCGGTAGCAACGCCGCGAACCCGAGGTGCTTCGGCCGGATCGTCATGCGGCCGACCATCGGCTGGCACGCGTCGACCAACGCGCCGACGCCGATCACCCTGTACCCGACGCGGGCCGAGTTTCAGGCGGTCAGCAATGCCTTTGCAATCGTCTTACAGACGGTTATAACAAACGAGACCGACGCCGCTGCCAAGGCACTGCTCGCCACGCACACCAACCGCACGGACAACCCGCACCGCGTGACGGCCGTGCAGATCGGGGCGCTCACAAACGAGACCGACGCCGCAGCCAAGGCACTGCTCGCCACGCATACCAACCGCACGGACAACCCGCACCGCGTGACGGCCGTGCAGATCGGGGCGCTCACTAACGAGACCGACGCCGCAGCCAAGGCACTGCTCGCCACGCACACCAACCGCACGGACAATCCGCACCGCGTGACGGCCTCGCAGATCGGGGCGCTCACAAGCGAGACCGACGCGAAGGCCCTTGCCGCGCTGGCAACTAATCGCGTCACAAGGGTTTATTCTCCAGACGCCTCGCAATGGATAGACGGGACAGGGGGCGTGTGGCGCGTGTCTCAATCGACGGAGCTGGCCTACCGGATAACGGACGGCTATGACATGGGTCCGTATGAGGTCGGCAACGAGTTCTATTTCGTTTCCGATGTTACGGTCACAAACTCGCCCTACGTGACGCGGACAATCAGTTACGGAAACCTGAAGCACTATAGGCATGGGTACATCAACAACACATGGGATGGCGACGGCGGATGGGGACTTTATATCGACGGGGGTCTGAATGACTTCTTTGGCGACTTTGCTTACCCCTTAATCGGAACACTGTACCCCGGCAACGTCGATCCGTATGTCACCTTGCAGTCGTTTCAGAGAACCGTCACGGTTACGAACCACGCCGACACCGTGCAATTCACATCGCAAAAGGAGCTGCACGCCGACAGCTTCACGAACCTAATCTGGCGCACGGTCTGGAGCAACGGCTGGTGCTGGGCCATAGCCTACACGAACACCCCGTAAGGAGAGACATGAAAACGACACGCTTGACCTTTGCCTGCTTCCTGTTTTTCGTGGCGCTGCTGATCGGCACGCTCTGCTGGGCGAACGCCGCACGGGGCTCGGTCACCAACTGGCCGTCCGCCCAGTTCCTCATGGTCGATCAGCACGGCAACATCGTCCCGTCCGGATACACCGCCGGGCTGACCGAGATCGCGGCGGCCGAGGCGCAGGCCGAGGCGACCCGGCAGTCGGCCGAGCTGGTCGACCAGACGACGGCCGCCGCCTCGAACGTGGTCAATGACGTGGTGGCTGCGCTGACCGGCGCTTACGGGTTCGCCTATGTCACCGGGCACACGGTCAGCTTTTCCGGCGCGGTCGAGGTCAGCACCAACGCCTCGGCGCACATCGTGTTCTGCCAGTTCGGAACCGCCGGGACAATGACGACCAACGCGGTGCAGCACACCGGGCACTATATCTGGCATGTCTATTCCGAGGACATGAACACGATGCCCGCCATCAAATACAAGAGGAATTTGAACGGAACGAACGGGTGGGAGTTCGCCGCGTATCAGTCCACCGCCGAGTTCAACAACACGACGGTCAACGGCGTCCTTTATGAGACGGTCTACCGCTCCACCGTGTGGCTGCCGTCGGTTTACAACTCGGCGTTTTTCATGGCGTTCTGCGAGATCGCGGGCGGCGGTCAGGCGGGCGGAAAGCTCGACATTTTCGAGGGCCTTTCAGTCAACGGAAAGGTCGGCGTGAGCGGCGACGTGATCCGCAACGGGTTCAGGTTTCATTACGAGACCGGCCTGCTCATGTCCGTTACAAACGAGGTGGCGCAATGACATACAAGAAACCAAGTCAATCGGCCGTCTTTCTCATCGTGGGTTCGCTCTTCATCATGTTCGGAACAAAGGCGCTTCCGACCAACGCGAACAAGAACGCGGGCGGCCTACGCTTAAGCACGCCCGTCGAGTGCCCCGACTCGGTGCAGTTCAGTTGGACCGGCGGCGCGGCCGATGCGACCTACGGCATCTATCGCAGGATGCACGGCGACACGAATTGGGAACGGATCGCCATGAACCTGACAGGCGTTTCCGGGACGGTCTTCGTTCCCGGCTTCACGCTCGACCGCGATTACGACTACGAGATCAGGGCCGAACAACCATGAGACTGACAGCCCCCATAATCCTTTCCCTTGCGCTCTGCCTGTCGGCGGCCGCGCAAACGTCCAACGTGCAGACGGTCAAGGCGTGGAAGCGCACGCACGTTATAGGCGTCACCGGCGGCACGCTCCGCGACCCGACCGGAAGCATCGCCGACGCCCAGCGGCTGGCCGCCACCGTGGAATCGGTCAACGCCTCGAGCAACCTTGTCAGCGCGTCGGCCGCCGGGCTGTCGGCCGCGCTGGCCAGGTTGTACGCGGTGACCAACCGGACGGCCGAGTTCAGCGGCCGCATCTATCTCGCGGCCGACATGGAAGATGATCCGGCTTACGAGAACGTCTGGGGCGCGGTCGTCGGCGAGACCGCCGGAACCAATGGCACCCTGCACTACTTCTGCCATTACAGCCGCGTGCTTTCAACCCCGCCGCGCACGCGCTGGAGCTTCGACGTTGCGCCCGGCACGGTGCTTTGGTCGGACGGGATAACGGCGACCAACAACGCGACCACCAACTTCAACGGTTACGCCTGCTACGACATCAGCGTGCCTCCCCCGGCCGGTGTCGGAAACGTGGTCCTGCGGGCCAACAAGTTCATGCGGATCGGTGCGCCCGGCTACCCTCTGGACATTGCCGACGCGGGCCTGCGGCTGATCCGCGCCGGGACAACGAACGACGCCTATACCGGATCGGTCGCTTACACCAACGTCGCCGGGGCCGTCTCGAACCTGATCACCGAGGCGTACCTGTCGGGAACCCTTTACCTGATCACAACCAACTCAATCGGAGGAACGCCATGATCCGTCCAATCTCGATGCTGCTCGTTTCCGCAGTACTCACGGCGGCCGCCGCGTCGGCCCCCATTGAAGTGTGGCTGACGCCCGAGCGCTCGGCCGCCCTCAAGAGCGTCACGTCGCGCCCCTACGTGGTCGCGCAAGAGCGCCTGAACGCCGACACCGTTGTCTATCACTGGACCAACGGCCTGCACGGCGCGGTCACCACGCAACGCGTGGAGCAAGTGCTAGGCAAGCATGCGAAGAGCGCGTGGCAGGATAAGGTCGACGCGAAGGAGAAAGAGAAACAAGCCCTGTTAGACGACCTAGCGGTCATCAAGGACAAGCCTACGAAGAAAGACCTCGAGGCGATCATCAACAAGCACAGCAAAAAATGAATGTCAGGGAGTTGCTTATCTGCAACTTCGACAAAACGAAAGGGGCATGATGAACAAGGTCGTGGCAATGATCCTTTTGCTGGCAAGCGGGTGCGCAACCTCTGAAGTCAGGTTCGGACGCGAGGAGTCGGTTGTCTATCCGGCAACGTATGCCGACTGCTCTCTGGTTGAAACGGCGATTGATGAGCAGGCCACGTTGCTTCTATTCGTCCTGTCTCCTCTCCTCGCACTTGATTTCGGATGCTCGATCATTTCGGATACGGTGCTTCTGCCCTATGACTTGGTCAGATGGCCGTTTGAGTCAATCTCACAAAGAAAGGAGCAACATGAATAAGGAAGTGCTAAGCGGGCTTGCCCGCGCCGGTCTGGCCTCTGTCGGCGGCTACCTCGTGTCGAAAGGCTACGCCTCGTCGGAAGACGCGGCCGCCCTCGCCACGAACGCCAGCGCGTTGGTCGGTGCCGTTGCCGTGCTCGCCACGGCCGCATGGTCGTGGTGGTCGAAACGGGCCACAAAGAAATGAGGTGTTTGTGAGCAAGACACCTGCGCAGATGCGCGAAAAAATGGCCAGCAAGGCGGATAAGATCGTCGCCAAGCTGGGGGATGACGACGGACAAAACAAGGTGGACAAAATCCGAACAGGAAAGCCCGCCGAAGAGAAAGAGGTGACAGAATGAAACGGGCAGCACAGACGATGCTGACGTTGGCGTGCATGGTAATCATGGCGCTTATTGTCGGGTGCCAGACGGCCCCCGGTCGGACGCAGACGCAAACCTTCAAAGAGTGTACGTTCAACGTGCTGCTGCCCATTGGCGCGAACCCTAGCAACGTTTGCGCGACTGCGGCCGGTGGAACGATGGGCGACCTCTTCACTCAGAACATGCTGGTGGACACCAGCGGCAGCGAAGTGAACTCGCCCACTTCTACGCCGACGACCACCACGCCGATTGACGTGATGCGCGGAACCGGAGGCGGCTCTTCTTGGGCCGAGCTGTTCAGCGGCATCAAGTCGATGTTCGGAGGCGGCACGTCAACTAACACGGCGGCCGCAGACAAGGCATCGGCGGCGGCAACGGGCGATTGTGCAGACGGCTCCTGCTCTGTAGGAACCACAACCGCCAAGTGAACGGCGCGGGGCACGTGACCAATTGCGTGCCCCGCGACCCTTTTTAAGACTAACCGGAGAAGCATCATGGCAGACCGAAAAGTGACGATAGCCGTAGAATCAAGCGCCGATCTTCAGGCGCTGGCAGACTCTAAGACCGCGCTGAACGAACTCGCGGCTCAGGAAAAGAAGTCGGGCGATGTGTCGAAAGATTCCGGCGATAAGAAAAAGAAGGCCGGTGAGGAGACGCGGCAGTATGGCCAGGCGGCGGGACGTGCCGCCGAGCTGACGGCAAGCCTGTCCGGTGCCATGGGACAGGGCGGACCGGCCGCCGCACAGATGGGCGCTGGCCTTCGCGTCCTGAAGGCATTAGTCGAAGGATCGAGCGCCGGGTTGACGGGCATGGCGACGATTCTTGTCGGTATGGGCGTATCGGCCTGGGTTTCTTATAACAACAAGGTCGAAGAGTCGAAGAAGAAGATCGCCGAGTTCAAGCTTCAGTTGCAGGACAACGCCCGCGAGATTCAGATGTCGCACATGTCCGAGCTCGCCCAGCAGCATGACAAGCTGCGGTCCGCAATCGACAGCGAGGCGGACGCCTACAACCGCCTGAGTTCGGCCCGCGCCTCTGTTGACAACGCGGAGAAGGGTTCACGCCTGGCTGACATTACCCTTAAAGAGAAGCAGGCCCAGTTCGCCCTGAAGCCCGGCGACGAGGTCGGTGCCGCAAAGGTTTCGGCCGAGTTCTCTAAACAGCGCCGCGACCTGGACACCGAATATCAGATCAAGGATGCGCGTCGTTCGGCCGAGCAGAAGGACCATGAGCTTGCGGCCGCCCAGGAGCGTCTTGAGGTCACGCAGAAACAGGAGGCTGAACTAGCCAAGCAGCTCGAGCAGACGAAAGCCCAGGTTCTGGCCCTTAGCCAGGAGAAGGTCGACCTGTTCGGATCGAAGGCACCCACGAAACAAGTAATAGACCCGATGTCTGCTGGCGGTTACGGCGGAGCAGTTCAATATAAGACGGTTATCGACGAGGAGAAAAGAAAGCGCCGGATCGCCGAGATCGATAATCAGTTGCAGGGCTCGAAAGACACGCCGGGATTGACCGAAAACTTTGGCAAACTGTCGGACGCCCTGGCCGCCATAGTGGTTCAGAAGGCGAAAGAGAAGATCGAAGCCGAGGCGCGTCAATTGGAGGCAGACGCCGCACTTAAGACCCTATCAACGGTCAATACAATGAACCCGCGTATTGACGCGGCAGACACCGCGCTCGAGGGTAAAAACCTGGACCAGGTCAAGGCCCAGGCAAATCTGGCCAAGTTCCACGGAGGAATAGAAGCTGCCCGCCGATCCGCCGAGAACGTCCTGGAGGCGAAGATGAGCGTGGCGGATTCCATTGACGCCTCCGGATTTAAAAAGTTTGGTTTGAACAGCCCGACCTATCGTGACGCTCAAAAGGTCGATAAAGAGGCAGACAAGCAGGCTGCGAAAGCCAAGCAACTGGCTGACGCCACAAAGGCGCTCGAGGAACAGGTCAAGGCCATGGACCCCGAGGTTCTTACAAAGTCGCTCGTTTCACTGACCGCAAAACTGGCCAACCTGAACAAGGCCGTCGAAGACCTGAAGAAGCAGCAGGCCCGCCCGTAACAGGAGGTTTTAATTATGGCCACTGTATTCGAGATTTGCGCCGCCCAGGCGACCGCCGGTGCCGAGACCTGGATTGACTGTTCTACCCTCGGAATGTCCAACCTTCAGCGCAATCGTGACGGCGACGGGAATGACATCTTTACCTTTGACGTAGAGTCCGGAACGGCGCTCACCGACAATCTGGTGTTCGCCTATAAGACCTATGTCCGCATTCGCATGACTGTTGACGCGGGCACGCCCGAGCTCCTTTTCTTTGGCCGCATCACGACGGTTCCAAGGTCGGCGGTCGGGACAGAGATCGAGAAGCAGCAGTACACGATCAGCGGGCCGGGCGAGCAGCTCGCCGCCACGGTCTACCGTCAAGACTGGGTGGAATCGACCGGCGCGATCACGAAGCCCCGCGTGATCCTGTTCCAGAACTCGGCCGGGGCCAGGTGCACGACCGGCGCTCAAATATATGACATCCTGGCGTGGGCGCATAACTGCGGCGTGCAGATCGCCGCTCCGGACGCCGGGAACATCATCAACGGCGTGTCCCTGCCTTTCGATGAGCAGATCAATATCAAATGCCTGGACGCCATTGTCGCGTGTTTAAGGTGGCATCCTCACTGTGAGATTTGGTGGGACTATACCCAGCGCCTTCCCGTTTTCCACTGTGGGCTTCGCTCCGAAATGACGGCCGTAACCTTGTCCATGTCCGCTTTGCCCCCAGGCGGCATTTCAATCACCGAGCGGCGCGACATGCAAATACCGGCGTGCTGCATCTGTTACGAAAAATCGATTCAGGTCGACGACGCCCAATGGAAGCAAACCACCTTTGACGTGGCACCGCTGATCGCAGGCGAATCAGATGCCGATAAGGCCGCCCGCCTCAACCAGCCCGACGTGGTTTGGGCCACGTTCGATTTGGAGGGGTACACGCGGTCGAACGTCGAGCAGGAAATAGTGACAGAAGATTTTCCGGCTAACTACCTCGACAAAGCATGGTGGAAGGCCCGCGAGACCTGGCTGCAAGAATACGCTGACGGCGACATTACTTTGAGCGACGGCGGACGCATGAATGACACCAGCCTTCCCCGTATTTTGCTCGAGGGAACTATGCAGCCCTGGATGAACAAGGACGTGGCGGCCGAACGCATTTGTGTCACCGCCCTGGTGACAAAGAAAGAAGGCTCTCAGGTTGTGGTTGTAGAGTCCCGAAAGATCACCCGCACGGTGACGGCTACAGACGCCATGACCAAGACGTACAAGACCACTCAGTCAGTGAATACGGGAGAGTCTGTTCCTGTAGGCGTGGCGGCCGCTCTCTATGCCGAGTGGTCCGGTCTTCACTGCGAGGGTTCGTTCTTTGTCGAGCAGCTCGAGTGCCCCGGCTATTTTGCGCCTGGCAAGAAGCTCAACATCACGGGAGGCCGCTCAGAGTGGTCGACCATGGGGGCAATGATTAGGCGCGTGGTTGAGCACTTCGACTCTGGAACGACAACGGTCGATTTTGGGCCTTTGACAACGGTCGACGCATCTTCGCTTGTGGCGCTCTTTCGCGCCACTCGGAACCGCCAATTCTCCTACAGCCGGACATTTCGAAATGGAGCGGACAGCGAAGACCCGACGGGAACAGGTTCGGCCGACCTCCAGGTGAACCCTTCCTTCTCCGGTTTGAGCACCACGAAGCGTCGCGTGATCCTTGACACAAGCGCCACGATAAAGCACCTCATTGACCTAGACAGCGGGGCCTTCGCGTTCGCAACCGGATCGGACGGAAACACCGCCCGCGTTATTAAACCTCGTGAGGTGTTGATTCCCTATCTGAACGCCTCCGGAAACGCCGTTGCAAAGCTTGGGCAGGTGCTTTGCAGCGAGGGTTACGGAGAAGAAAAGGCGCTAGGAGGGGCACGCCCAGCCAACCCCACAAACGCGGCGGCACGCGGCTCCCTTAGCGAGGCTGACCTTTCGGCATCAACCGCCTATGATCCGGCCAGCCCTGGCGCGTATGACGGCCTCGCCCTGGTCGTCTCTTTAGGTTGCTTCTATGATGACACGGCAGGGACGCCGGTTCTGAAGGATTACCGCGTCACGCTTACCTGGCCGAATGCCATTGCTCCGAAAGTATCGGCGGCCTCGACGGCTACGATTGACACCCCGCAGGCTTAGGAGGTTTTTCAATGCCTCATATCAAGAGAATCAACGGCCATTTGGGCAAGCACAGCAGCGGGCATCTGAAGCTTTGGTCAAACCCGACCTGGCACACCATGTCAGCGACAACAACCAACTGGGGCGGATACAACTATTTCAACCCTGATTCGACTAAAACGAACATCAACCTAGACCCTCTGACGACCGCCTATCCTACAGCAAAAAGCGCAGCCCTTTCGGCGTTTGCTTCCGGCTCTTCAAGGACCACGTCCGGAAGCGCGTCCGTTGGCGCACCATACGGGCGAGGAGGGGCCGCCAGGGCAGAGGTGGCGGTCGGAGGTATAGTTCTATCCTTCATCCCAACGGGCTATTGTACGGCCGCCAGGATAGCCGTTTCGGCGCAATGCCAAATCGGGGTCTTCAATACGAGCCCATCGGCTAGTTCAATCCTCGGGGCATTGCAGTTCACGCCCTCTTCGGGGTACGTCAACCTCGAGTTGTTTCTCGACATCATAAACAGTTGCCAGGCGAACGGAACGACGTGCTATGTTTCGGCCTGCCGACAACCCGCCAACTCGATAACTGGAACCATCGACCAGCAGTCCTATTACAATGACACCGGAGCGGCCTTTAATATGTGGGATTGGTGCCCGGTGGCCATCGGCGAAACACTCTACTGGAAAACGGGTGCTGCCGACTCTTTTAGCTATCCGTTAAGCACGTCTGGCGTGAGTCTTTACTACTAGGGATTCTATTTCCCCCGCTCGAGTGGGTGGGGGCGAGGTTCCGGAGGTTGCAGCCTCCGGACGATCACGGTTCGGCCGAACCAAAACTGATCGCCTGCCAAGCTCTCGCCCCCGTACGCCATCGGCGTCGAGGCTGACGGCCGAAACATAGGACCCGCCGTCGACCGCCTCAGAAACGCCCCTGCATAAAGCAATAAGGCGGCTTGCAAGTTCGTTGCACGCCGCCTTTACTTTCTCGGATCGTTGAAAGTGTTTATCTGGTTGCGTCTTCGGATACAGCACGGCTGAAGTACCCGCTCTTCTGCACCATCGTTTTCTCGGCTCCGAGCATCTCGCCGAACTGCTTGGCGAACCAGCCGCCCACGTTCACCTTATCCAGCCGCGGATGACCGAACGCATCGCGAGGCACCTCTTCGCCTTTGGCCTCAAGCTCCGCGATGATCGCATCCACGCAGGCCCCTTCGGAGACGAAGATGTTCACGCAGTCGTTCTTGTCCATGACGGCGCGCAGACGCGCGGCCTCAGCCTTGACGTCAAAGGCCATTTCCGGCACATACACGGCGTGGAC